ATGTTTGCTCCCGTGAAACTTGTTCTTGACTGGCTGATTAAGTCTTGGACTATGATTATAGGTACACTGTTGCATGGTATGAGTTATGTCGGCATTACGGTCGTTGGTATGATTATCTTACGTAAAATTGTTGACACATGGAGAAAGGTTAGATGATGAATGCTAAGTCTTATTTATATCCTGTATGTATGTTTGCTCTTGTTGCTGTACTTGTCACTCCAATACTCTCCTACGCTAATGTTGCATCTGCTTCCAACGCTTCCGGTTCTGATGATTATGATGATGATATTATCGATGATATCATAGAGATTGAAAATGACCTCGTCGATCCGGATATGGATACGGAAGAACTATCACAAGATCAGCTTTTAAAGGAGATTTTATCAAATGTTCAAGATATATCTGCTTCGCTTGCTTCTTCGTCAAACGCTCAATTACCTGATATGGAAGATTCGTCGGAAGATGAAGAAACATATGATTTTATTGATGATTTTAGTATCGGTCCTCTTGCTATTAATGCCATGCCTGATCACGATGTTGTTAACATTGTGGGACGATTTGGCGGTACTCGCTATACCTTAGTTGTTCCCCGTCAATACTACGCTAATTTGTGGGTGTCAGATTCCGGTATCCTCTATAATCTTTCTGCATCCAACATTACTTGTCGTATGTTCACCGGCACTACATTTAATGATGCAGATTATAATTACAATCTGCTTACCCTTACACCTATGCTTGGTAATTCGGCTAATAATCTTTACCGTTATGGCTCACTTTCCTACCGTACTTATTACTATCATTCCAGTGGATCAAGTCTCACTTCTACGAATACATACGGTAATTTTACAGTCGAATCCATTGACATACAACGGTCACTTGATGTTGACTATCGCATTTATTATGTGCTTGTCGTTCTGCTCTTTATGGAAGGATTGATATTACTATGCTCTTGGAAAAACTATCGGCGATAATCGGCGAAATTCCTCAAGGTAGTGAAGACATTGTTTACGTGGTTGCGTGCCTTGTCTTTCTCTATATACTGGATGGCTTTATAAGCTGTCTGAAAATATCTTTTAATGGTCTAAAATAACAAGGAAAGGAGAATTTAAAGTATGGCTGATGTTCTTTCTCTCGTAACGACTTTGCTTACTTGGATGCTTACATCGTTTACCAGTATCACAACTTGGCTTGTTGGAAATGATCTGGGCGGTGTATATCTTGGCATTTTCATCATCGGCGCGTGCGTAGCAATGATGTATCGTGTGCTTCATAGCGCATAAGGGTTAACCGCGCATATATTGACCTATCTTAGTGGTAACAAACAACGTTGCTGAAATAATAACAAGGCCGATCAATAAATCAACTTTTGAATATTCTTGACCGGATAACATTAATGCAACGTTTCCGACACCTTTGTTAAAGATAATGTCGATGATTTTTTGAACTAGTTCCATAGGTATCCCCCCTTTCGTTAATTTGTGGTTGTGGTGATTATATTTTAACATAAATGGATACCTATGGTATTAAGTTTTGTTAACAGTTTTTTAACATTTTTAAAAAGGAAGTGGAAATTATGATTGAGTTTTTAGATTCCCTTATGGACTTGGTGATGTATTTTCTCACGAGCATAACGGTGACTGACGTTGTGATTTCCGCTCCTTTACTGTTTGTCATTTTCAGCTTGTTATTTCTCGTGTTTAGAAAGGCGGTGGGTCTGCGGTGAAGCTGTTATTTTGGTTCTTTTGTATGTATGTCCTCTATGTGTGTTACTACGCGTACAAGTTCCGTAACCCTTACAAACTGATCATGATTTTCGGTAAGAAAGGGAGCGGAAAAACAACGTATTTAACCAAGTTAACCATGCGTTATTTAAAGCTTGGTCGACCTGTATATTGTACCGTAGAAATTCCCGGGGCGATCATGTTTGAACCTACGCTTTTAGGCTTTATTCATATCCCACCGGAAGCTGTTATTTTGGTTGATGAAGTTGGTCTTATATGGAATAGTCGTGATTTTAAGTCTTTTAAGAAAGAATACAGGACGTATTTCAAGTATCAAAGACAATACCGGCATACGGTCTATTTGTTTAGTCAGGCATTCGATATAGATAAAGCAATCCGCGATTTAACAGATGCTATGTACCTTATGCGTTCTTATTTCTCGGTGTATTCCGTGGCTCGTCGGATTAATCGCAAGATCACAATCTTGAGTGCATCCAGTGCCGGCGGTCAGGGTGAAAGCCGTATTGTTGATGATCTCGCGTTTGATTCCCTCCTACTCTTTTGGGCGGGATCGATTAAGATAACATGGATACCAAAATATGCGAAATACTTTAAAAGTTTTGATCCGCCACCACTACCGGATGATGGGGAGTTTATACACTGTCCGCCGGTCGTAGTTCCATACACAAATAGAAAGGAGCATGTCATTTATGTATTACGTAATATTAAGCTTAACCTTATACGGTTTCATGAGTATATTGTACGATATATGCGGTATCGTATCGAAAATCTATTCAATGGCAAAACGATTAAGAAACGCTAGGAAAGACACCCCAACGAGCGCACTTTAGGTGCGCCGTGGGGGTGTTACATGTTGATCGTGCCGTTGTTGTCTCGCCCTATTATGACACCTTTATTGTTGTTCACATTAATATTGTTCTTCTCTCCTATTGGTTCGTTCATATCCTTGCGGATTAAATCATTAACATATGTATTCAAGGATTTATAACCTTGTTTTTTCCAGTGTGCTTCTATCACTTTTTTTTGACCTTTAGGTACATTAAAAATACATCTGTCATATTTCTCTTTTTGAAACTCTTGTATGTACTTTGCTTGGTTAAAATCGCTCATGTGTTACTTCCCCTTTATACATTATGTCACTAATGCACAAAAAACAGCCTTGCATTATGTCACTAATGTCAATTTACATTGTGTCACTAATGTGTTATCATATAGTTACAAGATAAGTATAACAAATTAATCAAATTAAGAAAAGGGGAATTACAATGACAAAGAAGGAAAATCAGGTATTTCAGGAATTTAAGAATTCAGCATTAACAGAGTATATGTTAGTTGCTAGTCTTGTTGATTATGATAAAAGTGTCGAATTCGGCAAATTATCATTACTCATGGATTTAGAAAAAGCATTAGAATCAATTGAATAATCAGGATAAGGGGTAACCAATCCCCTTCCCCTTTAATGTAGCCTAAGACGGTCACAAGCCCGTGTAAATACAGAGTGAAAGGGTTATTGAATCGCAAGCGATATTTATATCTAGTATGGTTCTCCGTAAAAAGCTTAGCGTAGACTATGCTTACCCAGCTCCGGCGGTGCAGTGACAGCAACGGACATAAAGCTGACCAATAACCCATTAACTAAAAACGATCAAACTGTAAGTATCCTGATATACGTCTATATGGGATATGCTGACACCCGTGAAAGTCGGATTTTCGTCGATTGTATAGGACGTATCTATCCAATCAAACCATTAATGTAAAAGCGGTTGTTGTGAGTGCATTGGTAACTCTCAAATGTTGGCGATAGGTGAAAATATCACTCGTTCCGATTGATGTAAATGCTCGGAATGGCACTTTGACAACTACATATTGAAAGGAGAAATTAAATGAAAGTAACTGTTTTAGGAATCCAGATTGTAGACTATACAAGTCGTAAAACCGGCAATCCGGTAAAAGGTGTAACGATCCACGCAAAATTTAAGGATGCACAGGTATCAGGTGAAGCTGTCAACTCTATCTTCATTAGCGATAATCTGAACTTGCCTTGTATCTCTGAACTGCGTGTCGGTCAGACTGTTGATGTGGAGTATAACAATCGTGGCTTTGTTTGCGGTGCTCAGATTTTGAAGTAAGGAAAAGATTAGCCGTCTGTCAAGGGGTACGAAGTACAACGCTTGCCCCTTGACTGACTGAATACCCCAAAAAGCTGTCAGGGGGTTGATTGAAACGCTTTTTATCAATCAGCCTTGATTACCCGCTTTTGCTTTTCCCCCTGGGCGGTCGCGAATCGCTTACGTGTGTGGGCGCGTGGGCGCGCCGGTTCGGGTATAGTATTACCCCGAACCTCTGTCGCAAAACTCGGCAAGCCATATCAAATCTAGCTTTTCACCTTGCGACACCAACTTGTCGCAGTTGTCGCACTGCCGTGGCTGTCGCAAAATCAAATTTAACAACCCTAACTTATCGTCCCCTATACCAGATCATGTTTAAGGGGGATTAAGTGTGGTTTGTAAATGCGGTCGGATTCGTCACAACAAATAAAAGATTTTGCATCGAAGATGCCCCACGTACATCCCCGTAGGGGTGGACATCACTTACACGGCATAAAAAATCTTTAAAAGTTAAAAGGGGAAAAAGTATGGCAAATGATACACAATCACGTAAATGGCAATTGACCATTAACAACCCTGTTGAAAAGGGATTTACACATGATCGCTTAAAAGAAATTCTAAGTGAAATGAAGTCAGTTATCTTCTATTGTATGGCTGATGAAATTGGAGAAGAAGGAACGTACCACACGCATGTATATATTCATAGCAAAAATGGTGTGCGTTTCTCTACTCTTAAGAAAAAGTTTGATGGTTCACATATCGTAATGGTAAAAGGAACTGCTCAAGAAAATATGGAATATATAACAAAAACGGGTAAGTGGAAAAACAATAAAAAAGCAGAAACCAGTGTAGAAGGTACGTATGAAGAGTGGGGGGAAATGCCTATTGAACGCCAAGGCTGTAGAAATGATATAGCTGATTTATATGGAATGGTCAAGGATGGATTATCAGACTATCAGATATTAGAAATGATGCCCGAAAGTCTAACAAATCTTGATAAACTTGACCGTGTCCGCCAAATACTGATTCAGGAAGAATACAAAGAAACGTTTCGTAATCTTGAAGTAACATATATCTATGGTGATTCCGGTAGCGGTAAAACGCGTTCGGTAATGGAAAAATATGGCTATAGTAATGTATTCCGCGTAACTGATTATACGCACCCTTTTGACAATTATAAGGGGCAAGATGTGGTTGTTTTTGAGGAATTCCGGTCTAGCTTCAATGTCTCTGACATGCTTAATTATCTTGACGGCTATCCGGTCGAGTTGCCATGTCGCTATAATAACAAATTCGCATGTTTTACTAAGGTATATATCGTTACAAATATACCGTTAACAAAGCAATATCCGGTGATTCAACATGACCATCCGTCTACATGGTTGGCATTTCTTCGCCGTATACATAAAGTTGTTCAACATAAAAATGGATCTATTGTTAATCGAAAAATGGTTGTAACCGATGATGATTTTCAGATTGTTGATGATACCCCATTTGATGAATAGCAACTACTCGCGAAACAAGGAGTTTTACAAATAGTTGATAAACGGCGCGCTCCGTTTTGGAATAATTGATGTCGCGCGCCATCAACTACCGCTTCCCTGATTTGCTACGCAAAACGCTTTCGTAAAACACCAACTGATGTTTCGCGAATAGTTGCCTTTCGGTAGATCTGTTACTATCATACCAGTTGACCGGAATTAAGTCAACAAAGGGGGATTTTCATATAACTAAAATTAGATGTTCTTTTATATTCACCAATACTTTTCCCTGTCCAAACTGAAAAGGCCCGAATGAAAGAATTGACTTCCTGATATCCGAGCAAATATGCAATCAGCAGTAACCATCATACCGTCATCAGCCTGGGCCGACTCCATGCTGTTTATGACGGACCTGGCAGCATCGGCCTGATTATATTTCATATAAACGAGCGCCATGAGTCCTGTACTCTCCCAGCTGATGCCGCTTAAATCAGCACTGCTGTATCCGAAACCATCTCCCACCGTTAAATTCTGTTCAATGTATTGCAATGCCCTTTCTTTTTGGCTGTGATAGTCATCTGGTAAAACAAGAATAGCCATTGCGTTGTCGGCAAGAAAGACTTCATCCTGCGATGGTGCTATTTTTCTGCCCGGCATAAAGCATCCCCTGAAATCGTCAAATTGAGCCAGGATATAAGATTCTGCACTCGCTGCACCTTTTTCACAGGCAATAACCTCTTCCGGAGTCAGATCGGGAATTGTGAGAAGTTTTCTGAATGCGGCAAGCATCTGGATGTTATCACGGACAGGTTTTCTAAAGTTGATGGTCTGGGCGCCTTCCCAGCCTTCGTATCCGGTAAAGAAACCTCCCATCTCACGATCTTCAAGAGTAAGGGCAAACGAAACAATTCGTTTTGCGGTTTCCAGATATTCTGTCTTTTCGGGACAGGCGGTATATGCTTCCGTAAGCGCCAGGACGCTGCATGCCAGGCTTGACAAATTCGTTGACACTGCATATGAATCTTCATGCCATTTCATGGTCTGCAGATGATAGAAACCAGGCATTAAGCTGTATTTACCACCATCAAAAGAGTTCCAGCACGGATAGCTTTCGATATTGCCGCAGTTATATCCATTACGCAGCCGGCCATCTGAAAAAGAACGGTCATGCCAGGCGGCAAAAACCAGGGCATCGGCAATTTGCTGTGCTCTTTCGATTTTACCTGCGCGCAGAAATGCGATACAAGCCAAAGCATTATCATTTGTATAAGCGATGCTGTTTAAAATGTATTCTTCCGTATCGGTTGCATAAGGTTCATAGCTGGGGGCAAGCATCATCGGTCTGTGAACCTGGTCAAAGCGATAATAGATCTCATCCATATAAAATTCAATTTCATTTGTTTGTTTATTCTGATCGGCATAGGCAATCCAGGCAAATCCATACCCGATACTGCTCAAATCCTTATCTTTTAGCGGAATCTTATATTCCTTCCAATCCTTTGACAGGGTCACGGTTCCGGTGCTGACAGCAGGTGTTGAGTCTGCATATGCAGCCGCGGCGCCAAAATTGTCATACCCCATTCCGCCGCAGAAAAATTCCACCTTTTCACCTCCGGCCTTACCCCTGGCATGAAAAACAAGACTTACCGCACCGGTTAAGTCATTACCTGATTGTGTGTTGCCGGAAGATGAAACCGGTTCTGAGCTTCCGCTTCCGAGAGAACCGTTTGTGAACATATAGCCGCCCCACTTCTGTGCGGAAAAATCTATCCGGGCATTGATACAAGACATCCCTTCATACGGATCCGTATTGCAGAATTCATCCATATCAGGTGGTTTTATCCCGTTTTCTCCCATCCAGGAACGCAGCACAAAACGATTCCATCCCATTGCGTGGTCTTTATATACATATATTTTCTCGTCATTTACTGAAAGCTGATGCTCCAGTGCCAAAACAGCAGTTTTTTTATCGAAACCGGCTGTTGTGTTTTCTGGCATGAGGATAACGTCAGCAGACACACAAGGCCGATTGGATTTATTTTCTTCATTGTACTCACACCTAATAAGCTTCAT